GTGTCAGGGTGTTGAATCTTGTATCGCCCCCAACGATCTTTGGGTGCTTCCTCGGTCAGGAATTGTTCGGCGGTCATGGTGCAGGGTCTCCTTGTAGTTTTGGGAATTATTTAGATTGGTCAAGATAGCAGGTCTTTCACGCCTGCGCGGGTATGTCTACTTCGGGGGTGTAACAGGGTTCAATTCGGCATCCACAACAGTCATCAACTCAGCCCACAAACGAGCAGGCATAATCGCATACCAATCATCCACATCCGTTGAACCACGCCGTTTCGCTAGAACACACCCAGTCCAAGCCTGAGCGTTATCCATCTCCACATCCAACTCACCAAGCCAACCAGGGATATCAATGGACTTGCAGTTCTTGACTTCAATGCAGACACCAGGAACACCGTCAATGTCGCCACGATCATCAGTCCAACCGGCACGACTGCGTTCAGCATTCACCCAACCCCAAGTGCGCAACCACTTCGCCACAGCCAACTCAGCTGACGAACCTTTGCGCTTCTGTGGTGATGTCATATTCTTCTCCTCGGCTTGTTTGGTTTCCTGCGGCCACGCTCAACAGTAGTTGTCCCAGCCCACACACCATACTCCTCGTTATCTAACGCAAACTGCAAGCACGGTTTGCGCACTGGACACATCGCGCAAATCTCTTTTGCTTTGCGTATAGATATTGATGAGCCTTCGTTGAAGAACAAGTCCAGCATCCCTCGACATCGGGCTTGGTCTTGCCATTTCGGTCTGTCAGGTCTGAAGACACCTTCGCCTTCAGACCACAGATCAACGACATGGCCGTTGCTCATCGGGCAGTTGGATGACTGTGTCGGGCGTTGAGTTGTGCGCGACGTGCAGCCACAAGTCTTGAACTCTTGACTGCACGAGCCTCACGCTTCTGTTCCCGTGATGGTTGCGATATCCAATAATGAACAGCGCCCAATGCAACAACATTGATTCCCATCCAAACAATCCAATCTGCTCGGCTGGCAGGTTCGGCATCTGGTAGGTCTTCTGCTGACGGCATAAACATCAACACCCAACCGATTGCGATCAGTGCTGTTGTCCAACTTATTTTGATTTTGTTTCGCTCCATGTTTCCTCCTTGTAGTAGGTGTTACAAAGGTAGGACATTGGTGGCACCTAGTGGTGGATGGTCACCAACCGCCAGGTGGAGGAGTCCAGGGATCCCAGCCCGCGATCTTGAACAGCACCAAACCTGCCTTGAGGTTCGTCAAAGCATCGAGCAGTGGGGCTTGTTCGCAGGCGATACCGGCAAGGCAGACCGCAGCCCGATCGTTGCGTTTGAGGTCGTAATTTATTCCATTGACCTGGAGGAGGCCTGAGTCTGATTTGTTGGTTGCTTTGGTGTAGCCAGTGATGTTGCAGTTCTTGTCAACGATTGAGGAGCCAATACGGTTCGGGCATCCACCAGATTCGCGAAGGATGATGTGGCCTAGTTTTGCCCAGGTCTTGCGTGGCCATCCTGCTTCTGCTGCGAGGATGGGGAGCCAGCTGATGTCGCCGTGTTGAAACACGATGCGAGGCTGGTCTTCTTTGAGATGGCGTGGGATGCTGGTGTGGGTTGGGTTGGGTTCGGGGGCTTGGGTGGCTTTCGCTACTCCTAAGCCGAAGGTGAGTGAGGATATGGATATGACGATTGCTGTGATGCGTTTCAATAGGTTGCCTTCCGTTTGTCCGATATATAACCCGCACCCAAGGAGGGGAGATGCGGGGGATGTTCCATGCGCCCGCCGAGGTCGCAGAACGATCCGCTTCTCAGCCTAGTCGGTGGGGTGGTCTTTGGTTTGGTAGTAGAGGTTCAATGCCCGTCTGACTATTTCGGCGTTGGAGATATCAAGGGATTCAGCCTCCTCCCACACCCAATCAAGGGTGTGCTGAGGCAGGCGAATCGTCAAAGTTGGGTATTTGATGTTCATTCAGTTCCCCTCCTTTGTGATGTTTTCAACCAATTCAAACGCTTCTGGAGAAATGTCGTAATAAACTTGTCCATCAGATTCGCCAACTTTGATGAAACCCTTTTTCACAAGGTCGGATAGGTTTCCTTTTTCCTGTTGTGTCAATGGTTCACCAAGCCATTCGTGCCAGGGGCAATCGCTTCCACAATCATTTCCTACCTTGACAATCTTTTTCAACAGGTTGGTTGATGCTTGTGTCATTTGCATCACAGCACCACCAATCCTGTTGCTTCGTCCAATGCGATTTGAAGATCATTGATCTTCTTGATTGTGGCGATGATGAACTCTGACTTCGCACCGAAGTCACGTCCTGCTTTGAGGTTTCCCTCTTGGATTTCTAACTGCTTGAGGATTTCTGTAACTTGCATGATGTCCCTCCTTATGAGACTCGGTTGGTGGTTCCTCCCGATGACTTCAATATAGGGACATTGTAAGACAAATGCAAGTCAATTCTAAGATATTTTTTGAGCCTTACTGGGTAAGGGTTTCAGGACTGCAAACCTTGATTCCTCGCACCATTGCCACAGGAATGTGAAGAATGTGGTCGAGGTCGCCGTCGTCTGTTTCCGATTGGTACACGGTGATATGGTCTTTCTTTCCACCGTCACAGGTGGCCAACAAGAACCCGCATGTCTTGATGATGTATTCGTCTTGGTCGATGTCGGTGATTGGTGTCCAGCCGATGCCACCAGAATGCGTGTCAGCCCACGTCACCAACACAATCGGATTCATGAGTTGCCTGCCAAATAATCAACACCACGCCACCTTGCCCAGCCGTCACGGATGGGTACAAGTTCAAGGTTGAAGTCGCCGTCGCCAGGTTCGTACTCGACAACTGCCAAGCCTTGTTGCCAGTCTTCTGACCGGTACAACGGGCGACCGTCGAGATCGTGGCCTCCGCGTGTGGATGGCACTGCACCATCGGTTCGTGCCAAACATCCTGGCGACGCAGCCAAGATCGTTCTCGCACCGTCGTAGTCATCCCTAGTCCGTTCAGCCCATTCGCGCCTGTGGATGTGGCCGAAGATGACTGAGGTCTTTTGTGTTGCCAAATACTTGTGGGCAGTTGAGCCACCTGATGCAACCTTGTCGCCGTGAATAACGTGCAGGCGTTCGTTCACCCAATGCACCCCTGTTGGGTAGCCGCTGAGATACTCGACTTCGGATTCGTCAAGCCTGCACAGGTATGGCACTGACATGACAGGCCAGTCGTGCGGTGTGTGTCCACGTCGAAGCCCGAAGGCTGCGGAGGCTGAGTCAAGGATCATGTTGCCGAGTCGTTCTTCGTGGTTGCCTGCGATCCAGATGATGCGGGCTTTCGGTGCGAGCGTTCTGATCTGGGCGCATAGTTCGGTGGCACGGTCTATGGCGGCTTGGGTGGTGCGGGCGAACGCTGGGGTGTAGCGGTATTTGCCAAACTCACAAAGGTCGAGGTTGTCGCCAACTAGTACGACTTGGGAGGGTTTGGCTGCTTTGACGATGGCTAGTGCGCAGCTGATTGCGTCTTCATCGTGGATGGCTTCCAATGTGCCGTTGGCTTGATGGAAGTAGCCGATCTGCATATCAGGCAGAATCACAGCCTTCTCATAGACACCAGCCTTCGGCTCTTGGATGTTTAGTTTGGGGACTGCGTACCGTTTGCCTGGTGTTACCACTGGCCATGCTGGGGTGATGCCGTTGCGGATGGTGTCAGCGAGCGACATTGGTTGCCCGATATCTGGTGATGATTGAGCCGTGAAGTGTTATCCCTCGCGCTTGGAGGGCTTTGATGATTTGGGCGGGTGTGATCGTTGGATCGATCAGGGCTTCTAGTAGGTCTTTGCCGTCTTGGTCGTTGAGTCCAGCAACGATTTCGCTGATTCGGTCACGCCTTTTTTGTGGGCTTTCTTGCCGTATTTCGTTGAGAAACTTGCCCACTGTTTGTCCCCTTGAGATGCCAGTCGATGTGTGAATCCAACTTACTGTCAATCTTGTCCACATTTCCACCGATGGTGCGAATTGCTTCCATCACCGTTGCGTGGTCATCGTGGTTCTCTTTGCGGAACGCCATCATCAGCGTTGTCAACACGGTGCCAACCAAGCCGATCAGAGCTGCGAGAACGATTCCCCAGTCCATCATGCGGGCTTGGACGCTTCGTAATCGAGGACGGCTTGAGGCATGGCTTGACCTTCAGTGAACCGAATGTGCCAAGGCTCAGCACCAGGCATCTCCACAACCTCATGGCTGAAGCCGAAGCGTTGCTCGTTGGCAAGCAACCAGTCCATCACTTTCTTGTTGCCGGTATTCGCAATGTCAATGGCGATACCCAGCATGTGACGTGAGCAAGTCTTCGGGTCATCGTTAGGTGCGGCCAGTGGGGCGTTGCCTGGCTTGAGATACCACTTCTCACCGTTCCAAGTGCGTGTCGAGGCATTTGGCAGAGGGGTCTTGCTGTAGCGAACGACGAACCCAGCGGTCTGTTGTTGGATGCTTCGGAATGTGTCGCCGGAACTCGTCGGTTTCAAGATGACACCGTCAGCCTTTGCAGCCGCGATCATTGCCTCAACTGCACGAGCTGCACAATGGTGCATCATTCCGCCACAAGACAGTCGACGCAACATCGGTGTCGTGATCTCGGACGGCTTCTTGCCTTTGAGATGTTCACAGAACTTGATCGGCACCAAAGGCCAAGGCATCTTGGTCATGCGTTTACTTCTTTTTCGCACCGAAGGCTTCGTTGATTTCTTCCATGCTGAGGTTGCCGTCGAGCGATGCGGCGGCCAACTTCTGGATCACGGTCGCGCAAGCTGCGAATCCGGCAAGACATGCCGATTTCCAGATGGCGAGTTCAGGGGCTAACACTGCCGAGCCACCCACGATTGCTAGTGCTGACGATAGGAACACAGCCACAATGCGGCTGGCGACATCTTGCATCTTCTTCATGACTTGTCTTCTTTCTTGGTTAGGACACCCACAAGATGAAGAGCCAAAGTTCCAACCGTCACCCAGATGGCAAGTTGCTGGGTGAACCCAGACAACGTGCCAATCGTGATGATGGATGCGCCGATAGTCCAGAGGAGTGCGTGAATCTCGCCCCAGAATCTCATTGTCGTCTCCGTAAAGTAGGCGCAGGACTTGCCGCTAATAGTACCGCACCCAACGCAACTAACGCACGACGCTCAGACACAGGGATGCGTGAATCGAACGGAACATAACTATCGGCGAACCCTGAGAAGATATTCAACACCGATTCAAACGCTTGACGCACCGAAGGAGGTGCATCCTGCACCGCAGCCACCACCTCAGCAGCCTGCTCCACAGACAACTCATCCGTGCTGATCTCACTGAACAAAGCCTCAGCCTGAACGCTGCTGATGGCGGCAAGCACGGCAGGGCTGGAGACGAATGCGGCTGCTTGGCTGGTGTCAAGGTCTTTGGTGATGAGGTCGTCGACTAGCGCAACGATTTGTTCTTCGGTGGCTTCTGAGAGCTGTTCGATGACGGCATCAAACTGTTCTTCGGTCAAGGCTTCTTTCACGTCTGGTGGGGCTGGGATGGTCTGAGGTGGCGCAGGTACGGTGTCGGGGATTGGCAGCGTCTCGGGGGCTTGTGGCGCGTCTGGTGGGCTTGTGAAGTCAGGCAACGGTAGGGTTTCGGCTGGAGGAACAGTAGGGTTTGTCGCTGGAGGGTCTGATGGGATTGGTTCTGGAATTGGTTGTGTCTCTGGTGGTGTGGGTTCCGTATCTGGTGGTGCTGGCATCGTTGTGGGCGGTTGCTCAACCGTTGCAGGTGGCTGCGCTGGCGGTGGCGATACGGGTTCTGTACTGGTCGTGGTTGCAGGCACCGTCGAGGTGGTCGTCGTTGAAGTGGTGGATGTAGATGCTTGAGTGGTTGACGGTTCTAGCATGGTCGTCGTTGATTCTGTTGATGTTGTTTGGGGTACGGAAGAAGTAGATGCCTCAACCGTTGTGGACACATCAGTTGTCGTTGAGGCCACATGGCTAGTGCTGAAGGCTTCGTCCGGCACAATCTCCCAGCCTGCGTCATCAATGTTCCAAGCCAACATCAGGCATGCACCACCGCCGTTCTCGTACATCCACACCTCAAGTGGCAGACTGCCAGGCTGAAGGCTGAGGTTCCCAGACTGCCAAGCCGAACAACCCTGATCAGTCCATGATCCCCAAGTATTGCCACCGATAGTTGCTTCACCACCATCATCAGAAGCCAACATGAACTCAATGGTGGTGTGTTCTGGAATCATGATGAAGCCCGACAGATGCACCATGAACAGATCATCAGGACAACCCTCAACAGGTTCACCGTCATAGCTGCGATTTATATTGTTCTCAACCTCACTCGCACACAACGTATACAAACTCGTTGACTGCTGAGGCGGTATCTCGTCTACAACGTAGTAAGAGGCATCCAAGCCTTGAACCGCATCAGCACGAGCAACGAACGGAAAGAAACTTAGAACTACAGCAGGAAGAACTATCAGCCAGCGGGGTATGCGACCCACGACAACGAATCCTCATCCCAGTAGAAGTGACCTTCTGGCATTGATGTCGGTGGTTGCCAATCATTATTCTCATCAAGCGACCAAGACGGAAATGGTTGAGGAGCAACAAACTCATCAGTTACCTCATCATAAGTAAAACCGATACCTGCATATTGTTTGCGAATCTTGTTGTTGTACGAAGTTCTCACACAACGCTGACCACGAAACGCACCATAGTGCGCCTCCCAATCAGAGATTCCATCAACAATCTCATCTTCATTTCGACCAACAATTACTTCAGTCACAACATTGTTCTCATCAAGGAATGCGTAGTGTGCCATTATGCCCAACTCACATTCCCAGTACCAGCAGTGACCGTAGTGACTTTGTTTGCTCCAACAGTTGATGTTGAACCTGTCAAACCTGCACCAATCGTGATTGTGAACTCGGAAGAATAACGAAGAGCAACAAATCCAGAACCACCAGTCCCACCTGTACCAGTACCGAAAATCGCATCACGACCGCCACCAGCACCACCACCAGTATTTACTGTTCCAGATGCAGCAGGCTGAGTTGAGCTACCTGCACCATTGGCTCCACCGCCAGAACCACCAGTTCCAGCACCAGCGCCAGTATCCAAACATCCACGACCACCACCACCACCACGAGTGACAGAACTGCCTGTCACCGAACTTGCTAAACCATTGCCTCCATTGACAGTGGAACCTGCACTTCCAGAACCTCCACCTCCACCAGAAGCCGAACCTGAATATCCTGATGTTCCAGCCGCACCACCAGTACCAGTAGAAACACCACCAGCACCACCAGTTGAAGTGACTGTGCTAAAAACGGAACTACTTCCTGTAGCAGCAGTTCCAGATGATACTCCAGTTCCACCAGCACCAACTGTGAGTGTGTAATTCGTATTCAAAACTAATGTGAGTGAAGATTCTAAAGGTTGACCTCCTCCAGATGATTCACCAGTTATAGATGAACGATAACCTCCTGCTCCTCCTCCTCCTCCTCTATCACCACCACCACCGCCTCCACCAGCAACAATGAGATACTCAACTGTTAGAGGAGTAGCACCACCTACGCCCGCAAGGAGTTGCATGATTACGCCGAGACGTTGCCGAGCATAACCCAAGCATCAGTATCAATCTTGAGTACGGTACAAACTGCATATTGTGTTGAAAGTTTCAACTTTGATCCAGCGGAGCGAATCACAGCAGTACCACCAGCGGCAAAGGTTGCTGTTCCGGTGGACAGGTTCATGAAGTTCACTTGGTCACCGATAGCGAATGCGACAGAGGCGTTCGCTGGAATGGTAATTGTTTGTGCAGCAACATTGCTCAAGGTGACAAGTTTGCCGACATCGGCAGTGCCGATTGTGTATGCGGTTCCTGTTTGCGCTGCAACAGCGATCAAACTGTTTGCAATGATGTTCATATTTGCAGCGGTCAGCACATCTGCTGGAGCGAATGAAGGTCTGAGTGCCATAGTTCTCCTATTGTAGTCCAACGGTTGCATCGTCAAGTTGCGACGTGTCAAGTATAAACGGTGTGATCAAATCAATCTTGCCGAAGCCAATATTCACTTCATGTCTGGCAGGGCTGAGGCGATGTTGGATGGATTCGACAACCACATTCTGGGTGACGGTTAGCGGCACACCGCTAGTGAACACTCGGGTCACTGACAGGATGTCACCAATCTCCAAAGCTGCAATCTGTTCCTGTTGTGCAGCCGTCAACATGTTGACCAGCACCGAAGCCTCCGAGAACCTCACCTCCGGCTCACTGAACCTACCCACCAGATTCGTAGCCAAAGCCGACCCAGCCGCAGCTGTATCCAACGGGATGTCAGTCAACGAGAAAGTCTTGATGCCGTACTCGGTTTGGCTGGCCGTACCATTCGCCACACTCGACACCGTCCCACCAGATATCTGCACCGTTGCACGGTTCACCACCGTCTCAGCACCATAAATGTTTGACAACGACTGAATCGGAATAGCACCCTTCGCAGTACCACCAAGACTTGCCACAGCCGTCCCAAACGAAGTGGACACACGCGCATCAAAATTGATGTTCCCAGAACGGTCAGCAAACAAACGACCATCCTCAGCGAACTGCACAGCCTGCAAAGCAGCCAACGCATTCGTCGCATCCTCATAGGCAACAGACCCACACGTTGCGACACCAGTAGAGATCGAACGCAACGCTGTAGACCAAGCCACCTCACTCCTGTTCAGGATGGTGTTGACGCGGGCTGAGGTGAGTTCAGCCGATGGGGTGAATGCGGTGAGTGTCGTTTGTGATAGTTGGGCTAGGGCATCGACACCGAGGATGGTGGCGGTTGAGAGTTGTGGTTCGGCATAGTCGATGTTCAAGTCGAAGACGTAGCCTGAGAACATCGCAGCTGTTCCAGCGGTGCCACCGTACACCTGCACCTGGCGACGTGGAGCAATACCGAGATCACCCTGATACCAAGTCGAGTCGGTGTTGAGTGGGTCAAACTGGCGGCCTGAAGCCTGATCGTTCGCAACGATGTTCAAAGTTCCGGCGTTGAAAGTATCTAACTGGGTTTGACGGCCACGATTGATGTTGACCGCTTGCACATATTCGGTGATGTCCACAAAGTCTGTTGAACCATCCAGCGTGTCACCGCCATCCAATGTTGATGAATCAAGTGTGAAAGCGTCAGCAAGAAAGCCGACATCCAACAACACCTTGACCGTTTCCCCCCACTTCATAACCTTCGCCATCAGCCGAACGTTCCCGTAAACGGGTTCCCTCCATTGTTCCTAGCACGACGATTCAGAATGTCCTGAATCTCCTGAGCCACCTGATCAGGACTAGACACCAACCCAGCATTCACCACCACATTTGTTTGACCACGATAGATGTCAGCCATGCCACCACTAGCGTTGCCAGTCACCGTAGACCCGACAGTGCCGGTGAACTCTGACATCGGATTGTTCGCAGCAATCTTCGGATACAACTTCGCCAACTCACCCTGCTTCTCATTAGCATCATTCAAACGTTCCTGAGCGTCAGCTTCACGATCAATCGCATCAGCCACAGCCTCAGAAGCATCAGCCTGACGCTTCTTCGCATCATTGACAAGATTCAACGCCTCCTCATAAGCCTTACTACCATCAGTCGCACCAGACACAGCCTCATTCAACAACTGCTGCTGATCCTTCAACTCACCAGTCGCATCAGACTGATCATCAGTCGCATCCTTCAAAGCCAACTTCGCCTCAGCTAACGCAATCTCAGCCTCACGAATAGCCTGAGGAGAAGACTCAGGGTCTTTACGAACCTTCGCCAACTCCAACTCAGCATCCTTCACAGCGAACGTCGACTGCTCAATCCGATATCCAGCCCGCTCAACGCCACGCTGAGCCTTATCCAAAGCAACCGCAGCCGCCTTAGCCTCAGGAGAATCAGCACCGAACCCAGCCGTGATCTGCGCCAAGTTAGCTTCCGCTGTGGCTAGATCAGAATCAGCCTGAGCCTTCGCCTCATTAGCCCGCTTGGAATCATTCTGCGCTTGAGTGAACGCCTTGGATGCTTTGGTTGAAGCCCGCATCGCATCCGTGTACTTCTCCAACTTCTGCTTCGCAGTTTCCACAGCCTTAGCCGCGCCAGTCGTTGACTTGGTCTTGTCATCCTCTTCCTCTTTGCCAGTCCGAATGACCTTGCCAACACGCTCAGCGTTCCGAACCTGCTGCTCAGTGGTTCGATTGCTAGAGAACTTCAACGCATCCAACTCCAACCGAGCAGTCCTGACACCATTCGCCAAATCTAAGAACAGTTGATCCGCACCAGCAAGTTGCTCATCAATACGGTCTCCTACGTTGCTGGCCGTAATACCAAGAGCAGCCGACTTGAACGCACCAGACACATTTCCTGAGAGAGCTGAAGCAACGATTCCAACCTGACCCAACTTCTCAAGAATGTCAGCCAAACTTCGGGCGAACTCAAGTGTTGCAATATAGGCAGACTTCATCACCGCAATCGCTTGGATGCCGAAGTCGCCCATCGCAGCAATTGCAAACTCAAAGGATCGACCAAGACCCTTCTCGTCAAGGTTCTCAGCGAACGCTGTGATCGCAGGAACAATCCTGTCGTTGATGAATCCAACAAACTCTTTGAAGTAAGGCAACAAGACCAAACCGACTTCAGTTGCAGCGTCAGACAACGAAGCCTGCAAGATGCGCATCTGGTTGGCGAAGCCTTCCGAGGTTCGAGCGAAGTCGCCCTGAGCCAGGTTCGTATCTTTCAGAATCAACGCATAGGCGGCTTGAGTCTTGGCTGTGATGTCAAGCGCACCCTTGCCGCTATACAACCCCAGAGTCCTTGCTTCTTCTTTCAAGCGAACATCGTTGATCGCAACACCAAATCTCTTCAACGGTTCTGTTTCACCAGACAAACCTGAACGCAATGCTTGAATGGCATCTTCAATGCCGGTGTTGTTGAACGAAGCCAAGTCAGCAGCCAACTGCAACAACGTGGTTGACATCGTCGCAGCCTCACCCTGACCAATACCAAACGCCTGAATCAAGTTGCCGAACGTACCAGCAGCCTCCAACGCAGCCTGCTTCGTGATACCGAACGACGTTGCTGAAGTCTTCGCAAAGTTCTCAACAATAAACGCCGAGTCACCGAACACCGTGTTCACCTTCGACTGCGACTCCTCAAGATTTGATGCCTGTTGCACCAACTTGAACGAAGCCGCAGCCACAGCACCAGCCGCAGCAGTACCAGCAATCGCCATCGTCCTAAACGACGGGACAAGATTCTTCAACGCCGAGCCAACACCCTTCTCTAGTTGACCAGTCAACCCAGAGAAACTCTTAGCCATCTTTCCAATGCCAGTAGTCGCATCACCAATATCGGTAACAAACTTGACAACAAACGTGCGCTCACCAGCCATGCGCCAATTCTACTCGCCTGCCTCCAACCGCTGACGCAAAGCACGAAACTCTGTTGCAGCCGCCTTCCACTTCTCAGAACCTTCCAAACCTGTCCACGACCAAACCTTCGCAGGTTCATTCCAGAACTGCTCAGTGAATAAATACGATTCATGTCGACGCGCACGAGGCTGACGCACCTCCCGAGACTTGATCGGCTGAGGTTGCTCAACAACATCCCAACTGAAATCAGTATCCAACAACACGCCACGACCCTCATGAAACTCAAAGGTCTCACCAGGTGCATGCTGAGGAAGATAGAACAACCGTGCAGGGTCTTTCGTCTGTGGGTCACCAACAAGATTCAACCGCTCATGCAACCCCTGCCACACAGCCCGCCACAATGAAGCAGGCACACGCTCAGCCAAAGGCAACACCAAGTGATAGTGAGGATCATCATCACGATGCGAATAGGTTGAATACGCAAACCACTCCAACCCATCAAGCCTTGCCTCACGGAACGACTCACCGTCCATGTCCACAACCAACGCCTCAATGAACCGCACATTACGGTTGCCACGAGTCGTGTCAGGGTAGTACTCAACAGGAGACCACAAAGCCCCATCAGTCTTGGAAGCATTCTCCTCGTGGAACGCCAACAGCTCACGCAGCTGCTCCCAAGACGAAGCCAACGGCTTCGGCTCAATCGCCTTCACATTGCTAAACAGAACTGCCATGACTACCTCCCTCCCTGTCAGGGTAGCGGAATGACAGCCCGAGTCAAGTATCAATCAGGGACGAAGGTGAGACCCTGATCCGTCATGTTGTAAACCCCACCAGCAGCCTGACGGGCTGCGGCTTCCTGCATCTTGGTGTCTTCTAACTTTTTCAGAACTCGGTCAATCGCATCGAGATATTCTTTGGCAATATCCTTCTTGTGCTTCCTGACGGTAGGCCAGAAGAAGTAGCCCGACTTGCCTCGATGTCGAAGGAACTGCTGGGTCTTTGGGGTTCTGGCACCACCGAACTCAGCACCAAAGAACACGTCACCCCGAGTCACCTTGCGCTTGCGTTTACGGTTCGGACGGGACTTGGACACAAAGTTTGAACTACTTGAAAGAACTGCTGCTGGTAGAGAATTGAAAGTCCTAGCCTTCATTCCCTTCATGACCTCAGTTGCCTGACGGTTACGAGTGACCGAACCTGCCTCAAACTTGGCGGCCACAACCAACAAATTGGCAATCGCAGTGGAAGCCTTGTTGGCTTCTTTCCTGAAGTTCTGATCGGATTTGGCTAGGTCACGAATGAACTGGGTGATGCCAACAATCTCAACACCGGTATTTCCAGCAGGTGTGAAACCGACCTGGCCTGCTCGACCGATTGCGTTGTTGATTGCCATTCGCTCAGACTACCTCTTCAGATGAATTGCTCTCCAACGAAGATAGGCGAGCATTGTGAAGATCATTCGTGGTGATTCTGCCAGCAAACTGGAGGGAGCAATCCCCGTCTCGACCGCCAAATAGGCGATCATCCAGTGGGCTGACTGATCTCCAAAGGGACGATCACTGCTTCAGCAGCATCTCCCACTTCTAGCGATTCAATCTCATCGCACCATGATTCAAAGTCAAGGCCAGTCTTCTTCAAACGATGCTCAGCATGCCAACCCAAATACGCAAGGTCAGTCAACGTGAGTTCTGTTTCAAACTTGGCAACGCTTCGATTGAACTTGTTCTCAAACGCAATGAAGTCTGGGAACGCAGCCACAATCTTTCGTGACTTGCCATCGAGCGCACTCGTAAGTTCAAGTGCAATCTTCATATATACCTCCGCAGGTAAGGGTTGTTATGTTGAAACTATGCGCCAGTGCCAGTCTTGGTGATTGCACCAGAGATTGGATAGGTGATGCTCACTACAGCAAGGTCACCAACGGCACCCGATACAGGTGTCCAAGAAACGGGCAGAGCCGAGAATGCGTACTGCGGATTCGCAGAAGAAGCAGCAGCAGTTCCGTTTGGCTTGATCGTCATCGGTACAGCAGTGCCAGCAGTGTAAGCATCCCAGAACAACTTCTCAATCGTTGGGAAATCCTGATGCAACTCAAGCGTGACCGAGTTGTCGATCAAACCTTGGATTCGTGTCACAGCCGAGGAACCCATTGCAGTTGTTGCAACTTCAGCAGCTGTCGTGGACAGGGTCACGGACGAAACGTACTGGGTGATATCTGTGTTGGCAGTACCGAAGGTGACTGTCACGTTTGTGAAAACTTGCTTTGCCATTTGATGCTCCTGCCTTATCGGCTATCGAGTTGAACTACTTCTGCTCGGCTGAGCCGATGCGATAACTCTACACGCACCAGCCACAAGCGGGCAACCGTTAGGCGTAAACGATGACACGGAAATCCACCATCAGATAGGTGGTGTCGTTGCCTTCCATCGTGGAAATGTTTGAAGCCGACTCGACCAGCAGGTTCGCGACCACACCACCCAAGGTGCGATCCCCTTCCAAAGCGGCACGAATAGAAGTCGCACCCTCATAGGACAAGAAGCCATCCAACGCAGCTTGGGCAGATCGCTCAGCTGACCGACCCACCACCACAGAGATTGTGAACACATGGGTGATGAGACCGCCACGCATCGCACCGTTGTAGGTGATCGTGTCCAGCATCGGCCAAGCAAACGGGGTGTTCAGATTGTCAGGCTGATAGGCGTAAGACCTCAGCCCGCTAATCGTTGCAAGGCGTACCTGCAACCCCTGTTTGATTTGCGTGACGGTTGTTGCTTCGTTCATGCGAAGAGTCGCATCCGTCGATACGGTTCGACAAGTTGTGCCATGTCCGGATCAAGGAAACGAGAAACACGAATGGCACCCAAGTCACCGAAACCTGCAACACCAAGCGGTGAGTCATATCGTTTGAAGATTCGTGA